AAGTAAATCCTGTTATATCAGGATAAGTTCCTGATGTAGAATAAACTACATATTGGTTTCCGCTCTCATAATCACCAATAGATCCAGTTGCAGATATGTTTAATGTTCCAGTAATTGTAATAACATCGCCTACATGTAAATCTGATGAATCACAGGTAAATTGACCAGCTGTTCCACTGGTTGCAAATCCAGAAACTGGAGGATTACATCCTGTAGTTGTTGTGAACAAATTAAAACTTGCAGGGAAAGATAATTTAAGTTCGACTTGATCATTAATATCTACTTGACTACTTAGCAAACTTGGTGGTGTCAATTCTAAAAGTTTAGACCAGTGTTTATTTTCCCAAATTTCAGAATCTTGATTATGTTGAATTTTAGCATAAACATTTAAATTTGTACCAGATGGTCTATATGCTCCAAGGAAAGCAAACATATCTTCTGAGTTTTGAGTATCAGCAAGCAATACTGTTTTTGAAATATACCTCGAAACTCTAAAGTAGCCATTATCTAAAGCTTCAGAAAAATATTCTGCAGAAGATATTACAGCGTTTATAGTTGACGTACCTGTTACTTTAACTGTTGTAGAATTTGCTTGGAATGTTTTTGTTAAAGGAACATCATTAACAACCATGTATGAAGAATTAGAAAATAAAACTTTTCCAGTTGTTGAACTTTGTTCTATGCTTGCTCCACTTGAAAAGTTTCCATTCAATGTATTAATATTTAAATAATAACCTGTTAATTTAGAATCTGGTTCACACAAGTTTCTTGTAAACGTTGTAAGTTTCATTTCGGCATCAATAACAGGAGAAATCATAGTATTAGTAGTACTAAGACTAGCAAAAATGTTTACCGTTCTTTCGCCTTTTCTTCCAGAAGGAAGATGAGCAAATTCATTACTTCTAGACATGATAACTCTTTCATGATCTATAAATTCATTAGAACGACCTTCATTTATATTAATAGACGAACTATCTTTTGTTAAACTAATATCTTGTATTCCTTTAAAAGCCCAAGTAATACCAGTGTCAGGATATGGCATATTAACATGAGAAATTTGTGGGGAAATTTGATTATACGGGAAATCTACAACATCGTGTATTGTAGCAGATGTACCTGAAATTTTTCCAACCAAACGGCCACCAACAGCGCCAGTGAAATTAACAAGTTCAGTTGCAGTTGAGTTGTCAATGATAATTCTTGGAAAATCCGGATAAACAAAAAATGCACCAAGATTACCAGCTAAAGTACCATTACCATATAATTTGTAATAGTTCGCCTGTGTATCTCTAAATCTAATTGTATCTAAACACTGTATTGTCGAAGAAGTTAAATTAATTGTTGTAATTTTTGTTATTTGAGAATAAGAATGAGTGTTTGTAGCAATACAAATATAATCATCAACGTTAAAAATGGTAGTATCAGGCACAGAAACTACATTAGAATTTAAAGTTGTTTCTACATTTACTTTTGGAGGGGTTGGTGAAGAAGAAACTACCGCATTTACATTAGAATCTGAAACTTTGATAATAGATTTATCAGCTTCAAAATTTCCAGTAATATTAGAAATTTTTAAAATAGATCCAGAAACGCTGTAAATTTTACCAGTTACTGTTGTCAAACCATAGTCGTCTGACAATTCATCTTCATCAATTTGTTTAACATTATCACCAACAACAAAAGTTCCATGTGGCGTAGCAACAGTAATAACATTAACTGGTGTTTTATAGTTTCCGGAATTATAAGTAAATGTGTTCGTTGTTGGATATACAGGATCACCTACATTATTAGCAAAATCTCCAATTACACCTGTCAATTCAACATATTCTTCATTTGGTGAATGAACAACTGCCGAACCAGAAGTTTTTGTAAAATCAGCTCTGTAAATAATAAATTTTAAATCTTCTGTAATTACAGGTATCCAATCTCTATCATTAGAAGAAAGGAATAAATCACCTGTATCATTATTATCTGTAATTAATTCTTTTGTGGTGACATCTTTTAAACCATTAGTAAGGTTCATTGTCCAAACTTGATAATCTGGGTTACCACCAATAGGTAATAAAACTAAAGCATAAGATTTTCCGGATTCAACGAAAACTGGTGTTTCAAAAATGAAAGGTGTATATACTGAAGCATCATCGGATGCTGCAACTACAGATCTATTAACACTTGTTCCGCCTAAAATATATGGTGCTGAAATTTTTTCAGAAGGGTATACTTTTCTTGAACCAAATGGTAAACGTTCTCCAGTTGGAACTCCATTAGATGTTGTTCTAATTTGTAATTCTATTCCTTGAAGAGAACTAACCTTTTTAAAAAACAAATCTATTCTTGTAATAAAGACACCAGGAACCCCAGTAGCAGGCTCATCAATATAGAATGTCTGACCAATTGGTTTCATATTTGAAATACCCTTTAATTTAAAATATTTATTTTACTAAACACACTGTCCCGCCAACTAATTTGAAAATAATATCAAGAATTGTTTTAGAGAAATTCTTTTTGATAACAATATCAACTAATAGTTTGTTTAAATATTTATTGTTTAATTTTCCAAACAGATTATTTAACAAATAGATACCATAAACAGTTGAAGTTTCTGTGCTTAGATATTCATAGAATATAGTTATTGCCTCTTCTTCGCTTAATAGATTTTGCTCAATAGCATTTCTTAGAAGACCACCATCACCAATAACGGAAGAAGTACCGAAACCATTAATAATGTATGTTCCATCACCATCTAACCAAAGATTATACACTAGTTGATTTGAAGCACTTTCAACAGAAGAAATATTAATCTTTTTGTTTTTTCCTAACCAAGGGTAAGATTTATAATTTTTTTCAGGATCAACACTATGCAATTCGCCATCAATGTATAATGGATGATTTACTGTAGCAAACGGTGCAAATTCTGCTGAAGGCGAATAAAGTTGTTCAAAATATTTATCATTAAGAATTTCAACAAATTTAACAGTGTTAATTTTAGTTTTATCAAAATTAAATACCTTGTCGCCTATCTTAACTTTATCAATAGAAATTTTTTCACCTGAAGCTAAAGTAACAAGAGAAGAGCCAATAAAACAACCACAACCACAACCTCCACCGCCTCCTCCTGATGGAGCTGGTGGAGGATTAAATACAATGTTATCTTTAACTTGTGTATTTAATCCTAATCCATTAACTGTATATTGTGTTTTTACTTCTGTTGCACTAAGAACTGTTGATTGTGTGTTTAATAGACTTTGACCTTTGGCATAAGAAAGTGATGTTCCATGAAAAGTTCCGTCAGCTTCTGATGTTATAAGATCTGCTTCAAGCTTTAAATCTTTAACGTCTACTAATTTAAAAATTATTTCTCCTGATTGGAAAACACCACCTGGGATTTTAAATATTCCATGAATAAATCCAGTTTTATCTGTAATCAAATCAGAACCTAATGCATCTGTTAACTGGTTTTTAATAGGGTCTGAAATATCATAACCATCTTTAGTTTTAGCACACCAAGCACTAACTGCAGTTTCATTAAAATATGGCCACACTTGAGTTAATGGTTTTAATCCATGTGCTTCAAATTGTACAGTTAATGATGAAATAAATGGTTTTAGATCCATAGAAGCAATAAAGGTTCCTAAATCTAATGTTGTAGTATCAATTTTTGATGTACTTAATTTATTACCAACAGCTTGCATTAAAGATTTAGTTGTTTGTAAAGTTTGTGTTGTTGTAGTTGTTTTAGTACCACCATAAGCTCCACCCTCAGCAGATCCAGCTCCTAATGTTTGATCAACAGCGTTAGAGGCAGAAATAAGAGTATCAGCATACTCGGTGCTTAATGTTTCCCAGTTGTTATATTGTGTCCCCCAAGCCTTTTCTGCAAGATAAACCCAATTTGAAGCTAAATCAATATTGTTTGTAATTTCTTTATTTTTTGTTATGTCTGGTGGTGCATAAGAAGGTGTTAAATCAATTGTTCCTTTATAGTGGAACAAATTACCTTCTATACAATTTCTTACAGAAGTAGCATACTTTTGACTAATGTAAACATTGTTAGAAGTAAATGGTAACATATAAAGTTTACCAGCTTCAACAACATTAGTACTTGATGCAATATCAACATTAAATTCTGATCTAAGCTGAACGTGAGCTGGTCTTAATTCTGTTCTATCATTATCAATTCCTATATAAAATTTTGGATGCTTTGTGTTTGACAATGCAAACCCATCAAACCCATCAACAAAAATACCATTTTGAAATCTATTTTGACCAGTTTGAGTGCTTCTAACTTGTAACGAAGCAGCAGAAGATTCTAACAGAGATAAAGAAGTAAAATATTCAAGATTAGTTATTCTATTATCGATAGCACTAATATCTTTCATTGTATATCTTCTCTGTTGAGAAGTCTTAACCTGAATGAGATTGTTATAAATATTCAAACCTCTAGCTTCATTAGAAGTTAATGAAGGGTATGGTGGAATTGTTATTATCCCAAGCGTCATAGTTTTTGCTTGTTGTGGTGGTGGAGGAGGATTATTAGGTCCAGGCAATCCTTCATTAATAACTATGTTTCCATTAATATCCAAACATACTCTATCTTTTCTTCCAAGATAATATTGAATATTGCTTATGAATAAACTATCAGGTTTTGGTAAGAATGGTGTATTATCTGTGAACGTTAAAGTGTTTGGTGGATTTTCAGGTGTAGCATAAACTATTTCTGTTGCTATTGAAGCTGTGGCATCAGCAACAGGTCTAAAATCAATAACATCTCTCAAATCGTAAAAAGTACCAGTTGAAGTTGTATATGTTGGAATTTGTAATGTTGTTATTGCATTTGGTGGATTTGCGCCATTAGAATCATCAATTGGATAAGAATTCGCAGAAAAGAATGCTCTACCATCACTACTTGGAATATCAAACACTGATAATTTAACAAGAAGAGTTGCATTTTTTTCTAAACCAAAAGAACCCTGATTAAGTTTTAATTGTGCTAAACTGTAATGAGTATCTCTTTGACCATTATCGAGTGTAAAATTAGAAGAATAATCAAGACCCTCTGTGTACGGATCTGCTGTCTTACCGACATATACAGCTTCTACTTTAAATACATCTGGTAACCCAAGACACCAAGGACCAATGTTTTTATTGTTATGTGTTGAACAATCAACTTTTACATATACATTTTTATTAATTCTTTTAGATAAAGGTAGAGCATTTGATTTATAAATAGAGCTTTCAACAGAAGCAGAGAATGGAGATCCATCTATTACTGCTCCAAGTTCAATAGTCATAGCTTTACCAGTTCCATCTATTGAAATACTTCTATCAGTTCTTCCAGCAAATGGTATTGGGTTACCAGCAATAAATGCTTTTTTATGGTTTTTGTTAGTCTGGTCTGATGAAAACGGAGCATTAACTTTAATAATAGATTCACTAATAATAGAAATAATTTCCCTTGTAGTTGAACCATCAAGAACAATAAATTCACCATTAGCATATTCTGATGCAAAACTTGTTTGTGTAGAACCTGTATAAACATAACCAGCGCCAACCAAAGAAAGATAATGAACTGGAGCAGCTCCTGTTCTAGTTTCATTAAGAATTTTATTAGCACCAGTAGTTCTATCGTTTAAAGTTAGACCTGTTCCATCAACGGAAGCAACAGTATAGTACGTGTTACCAACCAACCCATTAATAGGAACACCATTGGTTTCGACTGCATAATAAACAAGATCACCAGATTTAAAACGAACGTTTGCCCCAGTAATTTTAATTTTTGAATTAATAAGACCAGTAGAATTTGCTTGAAGTTCTACATCTTTAGATTGATAATAAGAAGCTGTTCCGGAATTATTGGTAGAATAAGCATTTGTTAATGGAGTAACAATTAAATCATTTAATTGAGATGCTGTGAGAACTAATGAAGTTCTTTCATATCCAGAACCGTAATAAAATTCATCAGTAGCTAAATTTATAAGTGCAGATGAAGTTGTTGGACCTGTGCTGAAAGTTGTAGAAGATTTTAATCTATAGCTAAAACTTATATTCTCAAATCCATCAGCTTTAATTGATTTTTGCCCAAAAGGAAAAAGCATAGTATTAACATCAGGATTTGAAATTGCAGCATAATAATTTTTATTTGAACCGTTATAAGTTAAAACAACATCCGCTACGCCATTCACTGATCCGCCATCATCTACATACACAATACTTTTTACATCAGAAAAAGAATATCCTTTACTAGGAACTATGTTAAACAAATATAAATTATACTGGGCGTCAAATGTTCCTTGTGTGCCATTCGAAAGCGCAAACCCTCTAACGTAAGCAGTTCCTATTTTTGTAGTAGGGTTTGGTGGAGAACCAGGAAGAAAGGACAACAATGATACTGATTGCAAAGCTGTATTGTGTAATTCAACTTTAACAATTGAATTTGCATCACCAAACGTTCCAGCAAATTCATTAACTTTTGCATAATAACCAAGATTTAAAGAAACTCTCTGGTTATTTACATTTTTATAATCTGTGCCTCTTCTAGTTTTAATAACACTATTATTTAAAAATTCAACTCTGAACCCCTCGACATACCCAATTCCTTTACCAACAATAGTGTTAAAATGAGTTAAGTAATCTGGATCTGTTGTGTCTGGAATTGTTTTTGAAGAAACATCAAATGGGTAAATCACATAGTTTCCGCTAGTTTCAAATGTTCTTTTAGCTTCTTCTTTTGTGATAGAATTAAACTGTGTATCATTACGAATCGTAATAGGCTGGCCCATTTTAAAATCAACAAGCGAAAAGAATGTTTTCGCTGTTGATACATTTGATTGTCTAGCAACAAGAATAGGTTCTAATTTTAAACGATCTGCTCCAGGCGCTGAATAGTTTGGAGCACCAGCAGCGTTATCAAAAAGAGTTTCGTCGAAATTAGAAGTAATAATAGATTCTTCAGCTTCAAAACCTACTGAAATATTGTTAGGAACATTATTGTATTTACTTACTATAGTGGTTTGTGGGGTTACATAGATAAAATAACCCTTCTTGAATATAATACCTTCTGTAGTTGTAAATGCATAACCAATACCTGTTGTATTTGGAAATGTTGCTGCAATAACATTACCCTGAGGAATGCCTGAAGTTGTTGAAAGAATAAGAGTTTCGCCAGGATCAAAAGTTGATTGCTGAGAACCATTGGCGTATTTTGCGCTATTTTTATATTTAATATAAATTGTGTTTAGATTAACTTTATCTGAAACTGAACCAGTAGCTGTGTCAACAACTGTAGCAATTAACCCATTTTTATTAGTAACCGTTAAATCTTTTAAATCACTAACATTTAAAGCTGTTGTATTAGCATATGTGTCGAGAAGTTTAACGTATGCGTAATTGTTATCGAATGTAAAAGAACAACCCTTAATTACAGAACCTTCTTTGAAAATATTTTGACCAAAGGCTGCAATTTGATTCTGAAGAATAGTTTGTAGTTGATTTAATTCTCTAACCTGAACAGCTGAGCCTGGTTTAAATAAAACTTTGTAATACTGTTTAGTAGCATTAAAATCATCAAAATATGGATTTACATTTAAATCAGTATCTAAGAGGTTTACAATTCCTCCATCTCCAGCTTGATTACCAGGTATAGTTAATGTTGCCATTATTTCCTCTAAAATTTAATAATTAATTTTACTTGTTCAGTAGAATCTTTTGTTTTTGTAAATGGTGCAAGATTTTCAAGGTAAAGAACTTTTCCAGAATTTTTAACAAAATCAGGCATTTTTACAGCATTTTCTAATGTAGCAAAAGCGGTTGCGTTAGAATCTCTTCCTACAATTTGATATAAATTACTTGTAATAAAATTACCATTTACATCATCTAACACTAATACATTATATACATTATTTATAGTTGTTGTTTTAACACTGTTTAAATTCCTAATAATATTTTGAGGATTAAAAGGTCTATTAATAACCTCATCAAATCCTTCTTGAGATACAACTGATAACTTTATATATTTAGCAATTGTATCTACAAATGTAATTATTGCAGTTGCTCCAGTTTGTTCGCAAGTTATTTCTTCACCAACTACAAAATTAATTTCTGGTTCTTCAAGATATGTTATATCTAATTCATTCCAGTTACTTATTATTCTACCATAACAACCTTGTTCTTGTTGATCAACATATTCGTACATATTAAACGGTCTAGTGTTTGAAGTTAGTGTAATTCTAGCTGTTTGAATAGCTCTTAATCCAAAAGTAGAAGAACGATCTATTGTTCCGTTTGATGTAAAAATAGAAGTAATGTTTGCGTATGCATTTGAAACAGATTCAAATATTTGGTCGCCTGATGTGAAAGAACCAACTACATTCGTTAATTTTATTTTCTGAGTTCCATTGACAGGAAAAAATGGTTGTGTTAGACTACCAGTTCCACCCAAATTATTATCAGCTATAGTTTCTAAATTACCAATAGATGTAAAATATTTAACATTTGCGGATTTACAATTAGCTGTTGTGGTAGAAACTAATCCATACAATGTGTCATGGTTAACATTCTCTAGAAATTTTCCTCTTGCATTTTTAAGTTCTACATAAGAAGTGTTAGCATAAGTTACAATACCTGCCGGAACAGCCCCATCAGTAATACTGTTATTTGAATAAATTATGTGATATTCAGCTGGATCGTCTTCTCTTATGTCAGTAATTTGCCTATTAACTTGGTCTATTTCTCCAGTTTTTTTATCAGAAAGCGCAAAATCTGTACCGTTTGCAAAAGTAACATAATATGATGTATTTGCATCCAAACCTGCAATAGCAGTTTGTCCGTCTGGAACTTCATAATAAACGATCTCATCAATATCAAAAACATTGTTAGCATTAGCTAATTTTATCGTATTACATGCACTATCAAACCCTGTTGTATTTGCTGTGATGTAATATATTGGTTTACCAATGTGTGTATTTGGTTGAATTACTGTTTCGCCAACTATAAAAGCGCCATTTAAATTTTTAATTTGCAAACCAACTACTTCAAAATTAGCAGCGTTTATTATAACATCATTAAATTTTGGATTCTTAACGACACCAATTTTTCTATATTCGCCATACATTGGAAATTCATATGCTTCAGAAGAAGCTATATTAAATTTTTTATTAATACCGCAATAAAAAGATCCAAGTTCAGAATAAGGATCGTATCCATGCCCTTCTACGGGGCTTATTTGAACTACAACATTGGCACCCAACCCATAAATTACATTTGATGAAATTGTAACATTAGCATAATTATAATTATTTCCATTATTAATTAATGTTATTCCAGTTATTGAACGTCTTGTATTTTTATCAGTTAGATCAACAGTAGAATAAGCAGAAGCACCAACGCCGTCGCCTGTAATGGTAACAGTCGGAGCAATAATATATTCTGACAAATCATCTGGGGAAGTGAATGAACTGATTACCTTAGCATTACCAACAGGTATAGCATTTTCACCTTGTGTTGAAACTTGAATTTTTGTTCCGTTTAGGAATTTTCCTGGAGCTGGATCATTAGGGTGTGGTGTATTTACAACAAAAGAACCATAATCAGTTTCTACAGTGATATTTGGATACGTTTCAACTTTATTAATAGTAGCTGTTGCGAATGATGAATTTCCTGATATTCTAAAATTTTCTCTAAATACCCCAGGTCCTTGAAAATTAGAAAGAATCATATAACTGCTGTTCGCAAAAGAAAGAGTTCCTTCTGCGTTTTGGCTAATTCCTTCAGAATCAATACATGTAATCATTTCACCAATTACAAAAGAAGCACCAGCAGGAGTTATGTTATTATAACTGAGTTCAACTGAATCTAAATTTTTGTAAATTAAATGGCCAACAGTATGGTGACTTATAACAGATTCTACAACCGCAGCGGAACCAATTGAATATGTATCAACATTACTTGTTATTACTGGATTACTTACTGTTTTAAACACAGTCTTTTTGATTGTATGAATTTCACCTATTTCGTCTGTTCTTGTTTCTGTTAAATTAATTTTAGTTCCAAGTAAAGAATTTTCGTAAGTACCAGCAACTCCAATTGAAGTAGAATTTACAAAAGATACAAAATAATTTGAATTTCCTGTTAACCCACCAACAGCTGTGTTTGATGTTGGAACATAATAATAAATGGTATCACCAACAATAAATTTTTTGTCAGCACTAATAACAATTAAAACATTTTGATCACTATCAACACCTTGTGTGTTAGCTTCAATGTAATATGTGTTTTCAATTTTAATAGTATCAGAATTTATTGGTGTCGCTGTATCTATAGTAATAGTATTAGGAGAAACACTAGTAATTCTTCTAATATTAGTTGAATCTAACATTATATTTTGTGACCCTCCAATTTTAATATATTGGGATGGAGCATATTGAGAAATATAATGTGTGTTAGCAGATGTTCTTGATTCTGTTAATTGAATTTTATCACCAGTCATAGCTTTATTACGAGTTAAAGCTAAGGTTATATCTGTATTATTAGCAGAAGCAATATAGTATATTGTATTAGATGTTAATCTATTAATAGCGATGCCACTTGTTGGTACAAGATAATAAACAGAATCACCTTGAGCAAACATCATACTAGCATTAGCTATTTTTATTGAATTATCTGTAGAATTAACACCACTTGTGTTTGGTGAAATTCCAAAAGAAACAACATTGGAAGAAAGAGTATGGAATTCTCCAGTTCCACTTGTAATGGTTGTTAAATCAGCATTTGTGCCACCAGGAGTAACTGAAACTGCTAAATCTGTAGTATTAGTAAATGTAACATAATAGTTAGTATTTCTAATTAAACCTGGTATTGCAGTATTAGTAACAGGAACATGATAATATACTCTATCATTGACATTAAAAATTGAACTAGCATTTGCTACTTTTATAGTATTGCATGCAGTATCAACACCTGAAGTATTTGCTGTAATTCTATAAGAAGCATTTGTTATTTCAAACAACAAATTTGGATAATTTAAAGTAGTTAATGAATTATCTTTAGTTATAATATGTGTTTCGTTATAAACATTTGTTGCTGTCAAATCAGCTCTTGATCCATTTAATGTAGTAGAAACAGCAAAATCAGTAGCGTTTGCAAAAACTACATAATATGCTGTGTTTCCTGTAAGACCTGGAATATTATGATCTCCAGTCGGAACATTATAATATACAGCATCACCAACATTTAAATATGTACTTGCTCCTAACAACTTTATCGTGTTGCTAGCATTATCAACGCCAGTTGTGTTTGCAACTATATTAAAATTAGTACTGGTTACTTTTGAAACACCTGCATCAAATTTACCATATTTTCTATCTGGGATATCGTTTAAATTAATTAATGGGTAATCTAATTCAAAAACTGTATCAGTTTCATTTTGAATTGTATAGGTAACAGAATTAGAAAATAATATTTCTCCATATGCGCCAGTGTCTGTTTGGTATACTTTATCCCCAGAATTAAAATATCCTGTGTTGTTATAGTATATCACAAGACTAACTAGTTGTGATACTGTGTCACCGATAGCAAAACTGTCGCCACCAAAAATAAAATTTGGATCTAATTTTAAATTTTGATAATATTTAAATTCTGGATTAACAGCTAACTGTTTGTTACCGCCGATATATTTAACAATAGGTCTGATTTGCCCAGCACCAAAACCAGATTTAATATAAATTGAAGAACCTGTATAAAAATCATCAAGAGGAGAACTTGTTCTTGGTAAGGTTATTACAGAGTTATTAACAAAGTTTGCAACGAACCCCTCTTCAAAAACCTGAAAATTAGAACCACCATCCATAATAACTATGTTATCGATAGTACCAGGAATAGCGTTTGTTTTTACTTCTGTGTTAGGAGTAACAGGTATATAATTAGGAGTTGCAAAATTTTCAAAAACAGTAGGATCACAAGTAAACATATATTTCCAAATATATCCATCAGCTGTTTTAAAAGTTCCCTTTGTATTTTTTACCGAAGGTTTAACTGTTGAAGGAACACCATGTGCATGCGATGGCATGAAACCATTATAAATGCATTTGTAAACTTCATTCGCGTCATTAATTACAAAGAAGTTTTTTGGTTCATTGTTATTGTTTGGATCCATATAAAGATAAGGGTCATTATTATCATAACGTGTATATGTTGTTCCAGAACTCCATTGGAATCTTTTTGTCATAAAACAACTATCTTCGTGCGCTAGTTTTTTAGCAAAAACCATATCATGGTAAATTAACTGTTCTATTTGTGTGATGGAACTATCAGATTCTGGAATATTATCTTCATTAACTGTTCCATCTGAATTTTTCCATGGCTCTGCTCTACCAACAAAACAATAATATGAGTTTTTATTGTCTTTTAAAGAATTAATAAAGTTATTAACTGTTTCAATTTTTTGATGAATTGTTAAAGTAGCCATTTAAACTTGTGTTCTCCAATTTTTTTATATTTATTACGTTGTTACAAAACTACTACTGACCAATTCTGCTTTATTCGTTGTAAACTCATCTTTTATAACATATCTTCCAAATAACAATATTCCGGACGGATGAATTAAATTTTTAACATATTCTTCATACGTGTTCAACATCCTAGGAGCTATGATTTCACAAGAATATTTCTGATAATAATAACTGTCCTGGAGAAACATATCGTCGCTCAAAAAACTCTTATTATTTTTCCAATATCCTTTTCCAACACCAGTATTATTAACAACTGTGGTACCTGTTACTGCATATGGGTTTGTTAAAGAATTTAATTCTACAATTTGATCCCTGTCGTATCCAAATCCACTATCAGCAATTCTTATCGCTGTAACAACACCATTTGCATATCCAGCTTTTGCCGAAACATTAGCATTGAAACCTTTTCTTGTTCCAGCGTATGGACCAAATGGTTCTACAATTTCTAAATCATAAACCAATTGTTCTATAATACTCACAACAGGATCAACAGAATATCCTTTACCTGTATTAATACCTGTTAGAGAAGCTATAGTTCCCACCTCTTTTTTGACATATTTAAGTATATTTAATTCACTATCCATATTTTTTAGTACACCGTCTGGTAACCCAATACCAAGGTAAACCCAATCTGTTAGTCGTTCAACTCCATCTGGTTCCAGTATTTTAGCTGTTGCTCCAGACGTTTGATCCGTTATAATTTGACCTGGATAAAAATACCCAGATTGTAATTGAACTTGTAATTTATTTGACCATACTTGAACAATTTCTGCTGTTGAAGATAACCCTCTTTGTATTGGGCCATAATTAGTAATAGCCAAAATAGAATCAGATGGGGAAGCTTTTAAAATAATAGTATATGGGGTCAACGGATAAAATGAATGAGAACTTGCTGGATTTGTAGTTCTTGTTTCTGTTAAATCAATATCAATTCCACCAATAGAATTTGAAAGAGAAAATGAAATAGTATTTGAATGTGAAATATAATAAACTGTATTTGGTGTTAACCCCTTAATTGGAGAGCTAATAACCACATTATGTTGTTCTGATGTTGTTCTTATTTCGTTTAGATTAATGTTTGCGCCGCCATAAGTTTCTGATAAAGCAAAATCTGTAGTATTAGCAAAAGACACATAATATGTTGTATTAGATATTAGTGGTTGAATACTAGTATTTAAAGTTGGTACAATATAATAAAAATAATCTCCAACATTAAAAATAGTATTCGCATTATTTAATTTTATTGTATCTGATGTAGAATTAACACCGAGTGTGTTTGCAGAAATATTGTAAGAATGGTTCTGAACATTATAATATAAAGAGTCTCCATATCTTAGATATGCATTAGCTCCTTGTAATTTAATACTATTTGTTGAAGAATCAACCCCATAAGTATTAGGAGTAATGTAAACAATCTGTTTAATAAGTGTTTCTAACTTATCAATATCTGCTCCTTTAACTTGGACGTAACTTTCATCGCCATCCACAACCGTCAAATCACTAAGACCAAGAGCGGTGTTAGATAAA